GAAAGAAGAAGTAAACGTAGTTGCAGTTGAGGATTGATACGTTTTACGAATCATTCCAAGTGCAGTATAGTTTGTCAAGTCAAGTGCAGAACCAGCAGAATCATTGACTGTCACCGTTGTGGTGAAGTCAGCATCTTGGTCTACGAATAAGTTAGAAATAGTTGCCATCGAACACAGTCTCCTTTGTTCTATTTATAAGGATTGTGTGTTAGATATTTTGAAAATTAGTCTGCGTCTGCATCTTCAATTGTCAAGTCGCCGTCTGCAACTTGTTTTAGAATTTCAGCATAGTGTATATTATTTTCATCCACAGGAACATGAATTACTTCATTTTCAAATGTTACACTAATTGTATCAACTTTATCATAAAGAACGTCTTTAATATATTTTGCATCCGTAAATTTCATTTTTATAACTCCGCTTCTGCTTTCCAGGCTGCATGAGTCCAGTAAGATTGCCCATCTCCGGCACCACCCACACCACCGTGGGCACAAAAACCATCTTCATTAGCGTTGCCAGAATTAAATGCGTAAAATGTCCAAGTGCCTGATTGATACCAAGCCCACTGACCATTGGCACTACCAAAACCAGTACCAGCCTTGAGTTGAGTAACAGTAGGAGTTGCTCTCATTTTTACTGGGAAGTAAATTCTCGAACTTCTCATTAAACCATTTGCCATATCAACTAGTACAACAACGGTGTCTCCATCAAGATTGTGGTCTGCCGCAATTGAGTAAGCAGCACTTTTACTAAAATAGCGTTGACAGAGTCGCAGTTCTTCTGCAAATGAGCGGTGTTCAAAATCTGTAGCATTATCGCCAACCTCAACTTGGAAACCAGTAAAGTAAAAATTGTTACTAGTGCTATCCAACCAGTTTACTTGATTACTAGTAGCATAATGATTTCCGTTATTAGACCAAACTTCATTAGTGGCACCAGTATAAGTAGAACCCCAAGCGAGTCCAAAGAAAATTCTAAGTCCTCTGCCCGTGTCGTCAGTAATAGCACCGCCAGACGCTTTGATATTACTATCGGGCACTATTGTTATTGTTTTACGTTCCCATGTGTCAGCAGAAGTTATACTAAATTCTTTGACGTATTTGTATGTAGTGCTATCTTCCTTATCAACTGCAAGACAGTATGTTCCAGTTTTATTAGAACGTACATAAAATGATACTGTAATAGTCTTTGCCGAAGTAGTGCCGTAAGCAAGATGTTGTAAGTTTTGTGCCTCTATACTTTGTCCAAAAGTAGCATACTGACCAGCAGCTAGAGAAGTATCGGCAGTTGTAACTTGAAGTTTTACAGATTTAGAAAATCCAACTGGTGCCTCAGTAGATTGTTCAGTTGTAAATGCACCATCGGTATCTTCCCACAGTTTAAGGCGATCAATAGTGTTGTAGACACCAGCCCCACTTACTGCTGTAGCAGATGTGGTTCTCTGTGCCACTTGCATGGCGCCGTTAATGATTAAATTCTTACCCTTACCAACACCAGTTGTCTTAACAGCAGTTACATTACCATCGACAATGTTTGCAGTTACAACAGAATCATCGGCAAGTTTTGCAGCTGTCACTGCATCAGCAGCAAGTTTTACAGTTGTAATAGAACCGTCTGCAACATCAGCGACAACCACCGCTCCATCAACAATTTTTGCAGAGGTTACTGCATCAGTAGCAATCTTTGCAGTTGTAATAGCACCGTCTGCTATATCAGTTGCAGCAACGGAGCCGGCGACAATCTTTGCTGAGGTAATAGCATCGTCTTGAATACCATCGGTTTTGATTCTTGAAATTGGCATCTATCTTTTCCTGTTTCTTTTATTTATTCTTCTTCTGTTACCAGAGGGTCAGCATCTGCAACCGTTAAAGATTTATCATCTATTTTTGCTTTGATAACTATCCAATCACTATTACCTTCATCCATTGGAACAACAGTAGAGGGTCGTCCATTCAATGTACAATTAACAGCGAAAACTTCACCATTAAAATTTAATTGATATTTTGCATTTGTAATTTCCATAATAACTCCTATAATTCTGCACTGGCAGTCCACTGCCCAAAACCAATCATCAATACATTACCACTAATGTTTTGACCAACACTAAAACCGTTTGTACGAACATTCGCTATATATCCGGCACCAGCAGAATAACTTACTGTGCCTGTATTTGTTGGTATCAACTGCCCCCAATGTCCATTACTGTTTCCATATGTAGTCATAGTAGGATTTGCCCGCATCTCTGGACTAAAAGGTTGTCCACCAGTATAAACTCCACTATTGTTAGAACCACAATATCCTGTTATATTTCCGTCATAAACATTACTTGTAGTGTTACCAGCGTTGACTGGTGCTGTAGCATATATAAAACTTTTTTGATAATATCGTTTACAAGCATGAAGTTCTTCTTCAAATGTACGGTGTTCAAAATCTGTGGCAGTATCGCCAACTTCCATTTGCAAACCAGTTAGATGCAATTCATTAGCGGTGTTATCGTAGAACGAACCAATACCTACAGCTCTGTTCGTATCTGTTGCAGCCCTAGATTGCCAAGTGTTTGCTGTATATGTACCACCTGTAAAATTAGAACCAGCGTGAATCCAGAAATTAAGCATCATACTTCTAGCAGTATCATCATCTAGCGTTCCAGTTGTATCACCAACAAATGTAAGGATATGTCTTGTCCAACTGGTACTTGTTGTAAACTGTTGTCCATTAAATCGGTTATTGTCTGTGTCATCTAACTCGCACATAAAAGTAAATGCTTTGTTTGTTTTCATGTAGAATGAGACTGTTACTTTTTCTGCACTAGATGTTCCCTTTTTGAGTTGTTGTAAATCTTGACCTTCAATACGATATTGAAGAGAACAATCTTCATTTGCTGCAATAGATGTATCAGCAGTTGTGCAATCCAGTTTCATAGCATTTGCAAATCCAGGCAAGTCTGTAATAGATGCTTGTGACTGTGTTAATCTTCCAGCAGTATTTCCACTAGAGAATCTATGACGGTCTAAAGTAAAATAATCACCACCATTACCAAGTCCAGTTGCTGATGTATTTCTTTGTGCTACTTGCATAGCACCATTGATGATAATATTCCTACGACCTAAATTCTGAGATACCTTTGCTGGAGTTACAGCACTATCTGGTATACTTCTTGTATTTATTTTAATCAGTGCCATTATAGATCCTCCGGCCAATTGTCAATGGGAGCATTACCAGTTGGTTTATCATCTTTGTCAACAGGTACATCCCATAAGGAGATAAATGCATCTAAATCTTTTGCATCCGTGATTGACTTTTCTATTGAAGCAGAGGCAGTCCTTACGGCAGTTCTATATGTAGCAACCTTACTAGGAATCGCTTCATCCGTTTCTGCCTTTCTTACAACGTACCAATCTGTTTCAGCAAGTTTAGAGTTTGCTGTATTCTTTGTGTTTTGAGTCCAAATTGTTTTAAGACCAAGTGTTACGACTTGATTACCATCACTGTCCAAAATGGGTTTATCATCTGAGTCAACTTCATTAACATCCGTAAGACTTCTTGCAGTATCAGCATCCCAATAGAACATTCTATTATATAATTTTTCTACTGTAGGTTCTTCCCAAGTTAGTCCAAAAGATTTTTTATCATCATCAGACCATGCACTGCTCCAGTTCTTAGGATGTGAAATACCTTCAGAAGATGTCCAACTTCTACCCTCAATTATTACTTTTCCGTCATGTTTCCAAGGCATTACCTTCTCCGATACTTTCTTTTATTTATAAGACTTACACTACTTGGCATTGGCATATTTCTGTGGTTGATCTGCTATTGCAAGAAATACAAATGTTTTAGCATTTCCATTTAATGAACCAGCAGAGCTTCTAAGTTTGAAACCATTGGAGAGGAAGTCCATTGCGTTTGCCGACCCACCAGATGCACTGTTAGAGTTAGGTAATAGCGCTTCATCCGTAACATTAAAAGGATCACGTTTATTATCATAGATTAACCAGTTTTCTGTGTCATCTATATTTTTCATAAAAACAAAAGCAGGACGGAAACCACAATATACTATAGGCCCGTCAGTGCCTCCATCGCCCTCCCAAGATCCAATTTTACAATATCCCTCAACATTATGAAAACAATAAGCAATATAATTATGGGTATTAGTATTTACTCGCCCTTGGTTTCCGATTGTGAATACTGTATTTGTGGGTGCAGTATTATTCCATTCTCCACTAGATGTTGCTGCAGTACCAGTACCATTTAAGTTTAGATACTTAGTTGGGCCCATCTCATCAGTATCCCAAAAACTAACCCAACCTTCTCCAGCAGTTCTGTTTTTCAACAAAATTAAATCTGGTGCCGAAGTAAGTCCATGCCCAATCGTAGCACTAGAACCACCGTTGCCTGTATAAGATACTATACTGAATCCAGCATCAGTATTTGCACTAACTGAGGATGTAATACTACCATTACTATTACTAGATGGAGAACCGCCAGCTTTCCATCCCCAACCGACATAGGTATTTGACGAAAATGTTGTTGATCCATAATCAAAACCATCGTTTTCAAGCGACACATAAGTTGCACCTAACGCTGATTCTGCACCGCCGGAGTTTGTAATAAGACGCACACCATCACCACGAAGAGTGTCAAATAATTGGTGACTTTGTGTTGCGTTCCTTGCTTTAGTCCATACAAAATTGGGAGCGAAACCATATCCTGTGACTGAGCCTGCGGCATTAGCCGTTGCACTATACAAAATCGTATTAAAATAATCTGTTGGGTTTTCCCCATCATTTGGGTCAATGACAGGATCGACAAGGTTAGATGAACAAATAGCAAGATAGCCTGTCGGCGGCGTATAATAGAAATCACCTATATCGTTTTCATCTGCATTGTTTTGTGCTGTTAACAGTCCAGAAAAACTACTGTCTTGTCCAAAGTTAAAATGTTGTCCTGATGATGTAGTGGCACCTGCTGCATATCCACTATAAGCAGTCATTGGACTTCCATCAAAAATAGTGGTGCTATTTGTTATATACCCGCTACCAGATGTTGGGTCTCCGCCTGTTTGTGATGTCTGCCAATTCCACCAGTTACCATTCACACCGACATATAAACGACCATTGTCCATATCGACAGCGAACCTAACAATATCATTATCAGACAAGGCAGTGAAAAAACCATCAACTTCAGTTACACTACCACCCGCCGTAATTAATACTCTATTCAAAGTAGACGTAGCTATTTCAACTCCACTATAACTACTTTGTATTGAGCTTTGACCTGTAACACTGTGATAGTTTGCAACGCCTACTCTAGTTCTATCGCTTGTACCACGACCTGTTATGCAAACCTCAAAGTACCATTTACCAGTGAGAGGCATCATTGTTTGTCCATAAAGACCAGCAGTACCAGTTCCAACTTTGGTTACTTTTAAGTTGCCTTCACTCATTGTGAAAAATGTTGCTGATGGGTGAGTAGAATTCATCGTAGCAAAATTATTAGTTGGTCGGTCTTCTACGGCATCTGTTGCAGATATATTGTTTGTAGAGAAGTCATTGGTGTTTGCGCTTTCATCATCACCAATTGCGCTGCTATCATCAAACGGCAGATAGAAACCATTTGTGCCATGTGAACCAGTATATTCTGTTGGAATCCATATACCCTCTTTCGTTTCGCCAAAGCTACTTGCAGTTAAAGCGCTGCCATCGACAAGGTGCATTTCGGATAAATATCCATCAAAGAATGTTTCCCTTCCACCACCATCATTAGCACAACCAATACTGTGACCAACATTGCTGTTAATAAACATATCTTCATTTTGATCGGGAAAATTAGATCCAGTAAATGTTTGTAATGCGCCATTAATGTAAATTTTTACACGATTCGAGGCTGTAGATTGTGTTGTGTCTATGGAATAAACAACATGATACCATGATGAAGTATCTCTGCTTCTAGCGTTACATATAAGATTGTGATCATTATTGCTTAATCTAGTAAAAACTTGAAACCTATTACCAGCATCTATCATCAACCTTGTTCTATTTTGATCGTTACTGTAAGCATCAAGAATAGTCTGTTCGCCCAATTTAGCACGTTTTACCCAACAACTTAAAGTAAATGTTTTGCGATTGCTAGCAGACGAAGGTGTACGACTCAAATATGCACTATCTGCTGAATTGAATCGCAAAGATTGATTTAGTAGATAAGGATAAAAATTGCCACCAGCATTGTACATCCATGTTGGTGAACCATTGAGAAGTGACATATTGTATTAACTCCTATGCAAAAGCAAGTTGGGGAGCGCCAAGTAGAATTCTTCCAGAGGCGGCAACGATGTAAGGTACTATGTCAGTCGTTGATGCCGCAGTTGATAATGTAATACCAGCAGCACCAGCAGTTTCATAATCAGTTCCCAAAGAAACTGTTCTACTACCTGTGCCGTCTTGAATGAAAACAAGAATACCTGTTTGACCCACTGCTTCAGTTGATGGGTTGACAAGTGTAACATTACCTGTGAGGGTAAGGACATGATTTTGATATGTTGCGAAATCAAGTGTGACGTTACCAGTGTTTGTGGTATCAGTGTTTGTATTACCAGCAAAGTTTGCGTCTGCAAGTTTTGTTGCAGTAACAGCATTGTTAACTATTTTTGCAGTAGAGACTGTGTTATCACTTGGTGTTCCAATATCAAGAACATTACCCAACGCAAGAATGAAGTCAATACTGTCTGAACTTGTAAGAGCAGAATCAAATATGATTTGTGAACCATTGACTGTAAAAGAATCTACTGGAGCTTGAATAACACCATTGAGTGAAACCAAAAGATGATTTGCAGATTCAGGCGAATAAGCAACACTATCCAACAACAAGTTATATGTTGCAGTTGCAGATGCTGTAATAGCATCTAACTTTGAATATGCACCGTGAAGAGGTTGTTGTCCTATGAATGGCATTATCTATTTCCCTTTTTCATATTTAGTCTGCATCTGCAATCTTGTTTCCTTTTTCAACCCATTCCATAACTGCTTGATAATGTAAATTACCCTCATCGGCTGGGATAGAAAATTCTTCATCCTTATCTGACACTGGATTGCGAATAACTGCAATAACACCCTTTGACGGTTCATCTGTAATCGGATGATTTGGTTTATACTTTACTGATTGTATGTTCATAACGACTCCTAATTATTTGCATCTAAATCAAATGTGGTGCTTTTATCCAAGTATGCACCACCTTGATTAAACTGAAATGCAACATGACGTTCACCCTCATTTGTGACTAGTGGTGATTGGTCTACCCAACCACTTCCATTACCATAAGTTGGTCTTACTCTCATTTTTCTAGGATAAGGATATGACAACCAAAAGTTGCTTGTTGAGTTATTATAATCTGATATAACATAAAGGTCATCTTCTAGTGTACCTTGTGCTGGTTTTTTATAATAATAACGGTGACAATCATGTTCTTGTTCGTGAAATGGGCGTCTTTCAAATGGTGTTGCAGTATCGCCAATTTCTAATTGAATATCTGCAAAATCAAAATTACCACTTTGATTTCCTAAACTACTACTACGAGCACTATAAGTAGAACCAGCACTCATCCACATATATAATTCTAGAAAACTTGTATGACTAGGGCCGAGTGTTTTACCAGCAATTGAATCAATCGTAGTTGTAACTGTGTATCTTGCCCAAGATGTTGTAAGAGTAACTAGTTGTCCAGCATCACCAGTTTGAGTACTAGTTGCCCTACTGCTACCACTAGTACCAAACTCTTGATTAAATTCTATTGCAACTTTATTACCATTTACTGAACTTTTTGCATAAAATGAAAGAGTAACTTCTTGACCAGCACAAGTCTTAACATCTTCTATATGTTGTGCAAGGATGGAGTAATCACCATTACCACTATTAGATGCTAAAATATTTCTCATAAAATATGTTGGTTCGCCAGGAACATCAGTTTGTCCATGAGTGAATGATTGTTGGTCTTGAGTGGTTGTTACTCCACTTACAAAATATTTGAATCTATCTGTTTTTCCATAAGCATTATTTCCTGCTGTTGCACCACCAGAACCTTTTTGAAAAACTTGAAAGTCGCCGTTGATAAGTTTATTCCTACGACCTAAATTGACAGATGCTGGAACAACTTGATTATCTACTGTTTGTATTTTACTTAATGGCATTATGGTTTCTCCGGCCACTTAACATCTTCAAGTGACTTATAATCTTTTGTAATATCACGAAGTGACTGTCTATATGTTTTCCATGCATCATCGTTTGACAAAGTAATATCTCTATTCTGTGTCCAATCACATTCTGCAAGTCTCATATCACGAATCTCACGAAGAGATTGTAAATCTAATGAAGGTTTATCTTCTTTTTCATATCTGTTCCATTCAGTTGCAATAACCTCTTTCTCAGATTGACTGAGTTTTTTATCTGGTGTATCCCCAACATCTTTCCATGTGTATGTCATATTCTCATCCTATCCCTATGCAGTCTTTAGTCCATAAAGACTAACTTTTGCATAACAGTTACCAGTTTCTGCTTTAAATTGTGCTCCATAGGTTCTTCCAGCAGATGTTGGATTACCAGACGCAATTTCTCTGTAATAATTAGATGGGTCACGACCACCAGCGTCAGTCAAAAAAATTGTTCTTTTATCAGAATCGTATGGATGTGCAACTTGTATTCTTGCAGTGATTGGGTCATCTACCGCCCCACCTATATTAAGA